ATTAAAGAGATGGAAAAAGAAGACCAGTTCGGTAATACACATAGAGCCAGCTTAAAGATGGGTGACGACTGGTATTCGTATGGCTCTATAAAGCGGGACGCAGTGAACATCAAGACAGGTAACTCTTGGACGCAGTTAGCCAAGGGCATGGAAATTGAGTTCATGTACGACCAAAATGGGGACTTCAAGAACATTAAGAAGAAGACATTCAGCATCACTGATGCTACTTGTGCAGAGCCTCAAGGGCAACCTGTACAACAATCAGCACCAGCTAGACGAGGCAATGTTAATCCTGCTGAAGTAGGGCAGTGCATGAACTTAGCTGAGTCGGTACTCGGTTATAACGGTAAAGACCTCTTGAACCCTGAGAAAGTTACTGAAGCAATTGCTTGGTACAAAGAGGTACGAGTTCTGTTTACTGAGCTGTATGAAGGTGTGAGTATCCAAGAGAAGGTGGCTAAGACAGCTCCTCCTCCTCCTTCTAACAATAAGGCTGAATGGTACTACGATGATGATGAAGTCTAAATAATTACAGAGACCCTTCGGGGTCTTTTACATAACAGGATATTAAAATGATTGAAATAAAAAAAGCTAATTTTGTTGAAGGCGGATACCACATGATTGTTGATGGGTTCTATATCCCATTCGACAAGGTCGTTATCTCGACTGCAGGTATGCTGACACTTTACAATAACGAGAGGTTTGTGTGTCTAGTTAGCTACGAGAGCGAAGATAAAGTCTTAAAGCTTATGGGTGAAAAAGGTATAGAGTGCGTTTCAGAAGAGGTGGTATTATGAGTAAGGAAGATTTAAGATTGTTGTTAGCCAAAACCAAGTCACAACACGAGCGTTGGAAGCGCATCAGTAATCAAACAGTTGAGCAATTAATTGATGCTATGGAAATATTAATTACGGAGAAGTACTGATGAGTCTAGAACAATACAAAGATGCAAACAGAAAAGAACTGTGGGAAACATTGCAGATTCAAGTAGAACGCATTGCAGAGCTTGAGAATCAATGGATAAGTGTGCAGGATAGATTGCCGGAGTTAGAAGATAACTCTGTTCTGGTTTATTTTACTACAACAAGCATTGAGACTGTTCATATTGAAGACAATTTTAAGGACATACCAAACGGTTTTGATAAAGAGGGTAATCAATTATACACAAAGTGGTACATATGTTCGGGCATAACCCACTGGATGCCACTTCCATCACCACCAAAGGAGCAAGAATGATAAACATAAACTTACTCCACATAAATGCTAGACTCCCTGATAAAGGCTCAGATGGATCAGCAGGGTTAGACTTATACACCGTTGACTCAGTGACTATACCTTCCGGACAACGTGCCTTACTACGTACAGGTCTTGCTATGTCGATACCAGAAGGGTATGTTGGTCTTATATGGCCTCGAAGCAAACTTGCTGCTAAGATGGGTATTGATGTTCTAGCAGGTGTGGTTGATTCGGACTACAGGGGCGAGGTAATGATTAGCTTGTTAAACACTGGGTTTGATCCTGTTGAGATTATGACAGGGGATAAAGTGGCACAGATGATAATCCAAAAGCATTACAGCGATATAGGAATAAACTTAGTATATAATCTCGATGATACGACAAGAGGTAAGTCTGGAGTGAACTCTTCAGAGATGAGATTTAGATAACCAGAAGGAGGTATACAATGAGTACACCACAGTGGTTTAGTAACCCATATTCAGAACTCACAGAACAGGACAAAGAGGAGAAGGCTGAATATGAAAGAATCAGAGAAGAGCAAGAATCTAGCAATTGATGGGGACATCCTCCTCTATAGCATAGGTTGGGGTAGCGAAGATATCCAAGAGAGTTGGATAGTAGACCAAAGAATTGAAAACTTCTTTAGTAACTTATTTAAGAACGTAGGCACAAGTAAGTACAAAGTCTACCTAACAGGTAAAGGTAACTTTAGGAACGGCTTGGCAGTAAGCCATAAGTACAAAGGTAATAGGAAGAAAGAGAAGCCTAAGTGGTACAAGTACATAAAAGACTACCTAATGTATATGTATAACACAGACTTAATAGAAGGAATGGAAGCTGATGATGCTATGGCGATGCACCTAACAAGAGATAAGGATGCTGTATGTTGCAGTATTGATAAGGACTTACTGCAAGTGGAAGGGTGGCATTACTCTTGGAAGACACACAACAGGGATGAGATGCCCTTGCGTTATGTGGATTACTGGGGTAAGTTAGAGAGACGAGAGAAGAAGCTATATGGAGAGGGTGTGATATGGTTGTATGCTCAATCTTTATTAGGGGACTCCACAGATAACATCATCGGTATAAAGGGGTACGGTAATGTCAAAGTCTACAACACGCTCAAAGATTGCAAGACGGAAACAGAGCTATACAATGTTGTCAAAGAAGCATATGAAGGACAGCATGGCGAAGAAGCCGAAGTTAAGCTGAAGGAGAATATGGATTTACTGTGGATGGTAAGAGAGCTAACAGATGAAGGAGAGCCTGTACTATGGCAACTACCGTCAAGAAACTGAAGTACAATGAAGTATCTGTACTCAGAGGAGAGTTACTCAAGAAGAACAAAGATAAATGTCCTATCTGTAAAGAAAAGATAGTACAAGGGGAGGCAGCATTAGACCACTGCCATAAGACAGGTCATATACGGAATACTGTGCATAGGGACTGTAATATCCTCTTAGGAAAGATAGAGAACTACATAGGACGTTACGGTAAGAGACTCCGTAATACTGAAGTTCTCGATGTGGCTCTTAGTCACATAGTTGAGTACATGACTCAGGACTACACAGAGAATCCTTTTCATCCTACACATAGGACAGAAGAGGATAAGCAAGTGAGGAACTGGAGACAAAGAATGAAGAAAGCTAAAAGAAAAGAAACCAAAGATAAGTATAAAAAGCTTATACAGGAGTTCGACGATGCTAGAAAAATATAACTACTGGATCTCTTTGATACATAGTGGGGATACAGACACACTAATAGAGGAGATAAATGAAGAACTCTTCCTCCTCTCACCACAGGCAGGTGAAGAGGTTGACATCACATTAGCAGAAGCTTGGAATTTTGCAGAGGATTATGTACATGAAGATTTTTAAGATAAAAACAACACAGAAAGTTAGTCCTAATGTAACACACCTCATGATTCCAGATACTCAATGTAAACCTGATGTCGATATGTCTCACCTAAGTTACATAGGTCAGTACATAGTAGATAAGAGACCTGAAGTTATTGTACACATAGGCGACCACGCTGATATGCCTTCTCTAAGCTCCTATGACAGGGGCAAGAAGAGTGCAGAGGGTAAGAGGGTACACTTAGATATTGAAGCCAGTATAGAGGGTATGAGGCTTCTTCTACAGCCATTACATGAGCTACAGAAACAACAGAAGAAGAACAAGAAGAAAGTCTATACACCTCGTATGGCTCTCACTCTTGGTAATCATGAAGAACGCATCATGAGACACGCAGATAACAATCCAGAGTTATCAGAGTTCTTATCTTATGATAACTTGAAGTACAAAGAATTTGGATGGGAAGTACATGACTACCTGAAACCTGTAATTATTAATGGTGTCGCTTATTGCCACTTCATGGCTAACCCTTTCTCAGGTAAGCCTTATGGAGGCACTGCTCAGAATGTACTGAAGCAGGTAGGAGAGAGTTTCTGTGTAGGGCATAAGCAGACACTAGATGTAGCTACAAGATTCTTACCTGCTAGTGGTAGACAGCAGTGGGGTATTATAGCTGGAGCATGTTATGCACATGATGAAGGTTACAAAGGACATCAAGGTAATCATCATTGGCGAGGTATAGTAGTTAAACACAACGTACAAGAAGGTAGTTTTAACCCTATGTTCGTTGACTTAGATTACTTGAAAGAGAGGTACGAGAAATGATGGATTTAGAGAGAGCAACAGATGCACAGATAGAGAAGAAGTATCTCCTCTGGCACTACGCAATGATAGAAGCCTTCGGAGGGGAGTTAAGCCATGCACAGCAAAGTAAGGAAAAGGAATTAAGAGATGATGATACGGATATAGATAGCTTGAGGTTTTTCTCAGGAGGCTTCCATGAGTTTGCTGAGTACTACGAAGCGAGGATAGGGAGCAAATGAGTATTAACTTCAAACAGTTCAAAGACCACGTAGTGATTCCTACGTTGAAGTACTTAGAGAATGAGATACCCTATAGTGATGAAGCTGTAGACCTCCTCATGATGACTGCAGCACATGAGAGTAAAGGCGGTAAGTTCCTAAGACAAGTAGGAGTACCTGATGGTGTGGGAGCTTATGGTGTCTACCAAATGGAGTTAGAAACAGCAGATGATATCTGGTCTAACTTCCTAGACTACAGAAGCTTAGGTAAAGTCATTGACGATATAGTAAGTAGTATCAGTGAAGATAGTTTAATTACTAACCTCACTTACGCTACAGCTATGGCAAGAGCGCATTACTACAGAGTACCTCATGCTATACCAACGAAGGGTGAT